TGCTGCAACCAAAAATCCCAATACATAATCCATGACAATAAAAATAACTAGCACCTGTAACAAAGGCGACCAACCTCCCAATAAGAATGTAATGATCGCCCCGATGACAGCGACAACTGATTTAAATATAGTTTCCATACTCCCTCTCCTTTTCTGCAAAATAAAAAGAGCCCAAAAGGACTCTTTTAAAACAATAAAATGACTTATTTGCAAAGATACTTTGATTTAGGTTAACCTCATGCCAGCTGTCTTCCTTTAATGCGACCACCGCTTTGCTCAGTGGGCACTTTAACCGATCTGACAGTTTCAAATTCTTTTCTCTTGATAGTACCAACTTTAAAAATGATTGCTAGAAAGGCAAACATCATTCTGTTGTCGTTTATATCACCGGTTGTGTTTGCGTTTAATAACAAGAATAAAAAGCATGCCAATAAAGCTGATTGCTCCAACTTCATACCTTTAAAGCCACTCTTTAAAATAGGGGTTAAACATAAAAAGATTAAAACTAAAAAACCTATTAACCCAACTAACCCTAATTCAGACAGAAATTCTAGGAATATATTATGAGGATAGTCGTTTATATCTACCCCATTATTATAAAATATAGTGAAGCTCCCTAATCCCTTACCAAAAATCGGACTGCTAACAAACATTTCGTAAGCCTCGTTGTATCTATCAAGCCTACCTTCAGCAGATACTCCTCCCTGTTTTTCGGTGAACAATACAGACACTCTGTATATAATTGTGTCTAAATAACCTTTGGAAAACAACCAAGACACAAACGCTACTCCAACAATTAACAAAGAGAAAAGATATTTAAATCCGCTACTTACAAGTACGACACCGTTTTTTATCCGAACTGAACGTAGGACTATTAGAGCGCCAACTGCTAATGCAGCAAGTAACGGCATCCTAGCTCCTGATATAGATAAAGCAGCAAAGACAAGCAATGCCACAGCTATGGTCAGTAACGCTTTTATGCGCGGCATTCGAGAAAAAGTGATCCAAATCATTAATATAAGGAACGTCAATCCGGTTACTCTTCCTAGCCCTAGGTAATTACCGTCACCCAATCCGATAAAACCGATACCAGCATTGTTACTCATAAAGAGATAAATAGCGAATACTGACATCGTAACCCCAACAGCAATGATAGATTTTAAGAATCTTTTTACCGATTCCTCTGACTGCAAAATCATAATTCCAATCAAGAAAGCAGGGATGGTTAGAACTGTGAATTTTATCAGTTTATCAATAGCATAAGATGCACTAGGCGAATATAAAAAACCTATTAATATGAGCGCATATATAAAAGCAAGAACAACTATTAACCTAAATGTTACCTTTTCCATCTTATTAGGCATGTCTTTTAAAGCCAGTACTACAGTAACCAATAAACACACAAAAGTTATATCTATTTTTGACTCTGACGACTTAAAGTACCCAGATGTTAAAAATAACACAAAGAAAAACTCTTTTGATAATAAAAATTTGATTAACCTAGTCATAAATCCTCCTCCAAATCTCTTTAATTATAGGAAAGGAGAAAGATTTTATCAATTTGTTTCTCAATATTATTTTTATTGGTTAGCTTGAATCATATCTACCACCTGCCAAATTTGATCTTCTCTATTCTTACCTGTGTTTGACATCAACAAATCAAAAGCTGATCCCCGTGCCACGTAGCTTTGTTGAGACAATTGTTCGTCATCAATAGACAAGAAAACTGTAAAAATTTCTGCTTGTTGTTCCTCCCAATTCTCATTCACAGCTAAGATTTTTTCGCCAATACTTGTCCTTGTTTCATGAATTAAACGGGCAACTGGGAACTCTTTTTCAACCTTTCTCAAAGCTGCACCTCCTATTGAAATGTAATAGCTCCTGCACTTGTAATCATTTTGTTTCCGCCAATTACATGACCGGAACCATCTCTAAAGTCAATATAGTTAAATCCGGCCATATAACGATCAGCCATCACTATTCCGTTATTCTCTATGCTGAAATAATTATCAAGTCCTGATGTATTACAATCCATCATTCTTATTTCTGACCCATTGCTCCTGATTCCATTTTTAACTGGCGCCGAACTACCTTTACCGTCTACCATTACTGTTTTCATGTTAATTTTAGAGTCAATTGCATTAAGGCATGGGGTAGCGGAATTATCTTTTAGAGCCAATGTTGACCCTAAGATATTCAAATCTGCGTTTTCTGCAATTATCCTTGAAATCTCACCAAAGTTAGCAATCGTGACTTTAAATGCGTTATTTTTAATCTCTAACCCTTTATGGGCTGATGCATTAATCACTTTGGCTGTGCCCACACCATCAATCCGTAGTTCTTTTCGGATTTTGGAAAGGTCCAAGGTAATTTCTCCGGACACAAGACCCGCACAGTTTATTTTTGTCACTCGCTCAAAATACTCAGCCATTTCAATTGCTTTTTGAAGTGTCGCAAATGCAGTTGATGATGATCTGCCGTCATTATTATCCGAACCGTTCGAACGGACATATAATGTATCCTGCCCGTAATCTACTATTACTGTATTTTTGGGTGCGTGTCCTTTAATATAGGCAGCCATACCGAAATAGGCATTATGAAGCTTATAATCACTCCATTCAGCGTTTAACTTACCGAATGATACTCTATCAATTACCAGTTCTGTTCTCGGCCTTCCACCTGTTAAAAAAATTGTTTGATGACGCTCATGTGATTGTTCTCCCACAAGAAATGTATCCAATAGATAATGGCCGCCACCTCCAGAATTGCCCACATAAATAATGGCTCGATCCATTCCATTTGCACCTGAATCCCTTTGCCCATTTCGTTCAAAATAGGAACCTTGAACACCTGCACCAGTAGCTTTATTGTTAAATACAAGGCCAGCTCCGTCATTTCGTTCACACGTTATTCCTCGTAACATAAGATTATAGCCATCATACAATCCGATACCATAACCCCATTCTCTATTAGTTTCCATATCAAACGCTAAATCTTTCCCGTTATCAAATCCTCTTAAATTTGAAAAATAAACAGAATTTACTTGACGATCAGAACCCGCCCATCCCTCAAATCCTTTCCCGATCGTTATACCACAACCAAGGTTAAACGCCGCGATGATATTACGGTATGAAGCGTACCACGATTTTGCGATAAACACACCATGGTTAATACAATTCACAGCTGTCACATTTTCAACTGTGCTGTCATTAGTCACATAATTGGTATATAAGCCATATCCTGCCTTTTGGTTTCCATCTAAGACAATGTTTTTTAAATGGATATTTGAAAGTTGGATGTCCGATGTTTCTCCTATTGGTTTACCTGATACACGCAAAACAGTCTTGTTCGGATCTGTTGGGCCATCATAGAATATGACTGTGTCTTTTGATTTATCCCATACTAGTGTGTTACCAGCACCTTCTAGTGACGATCGGTTCTGTCTCATTTTCAATTCCTCTGTTACTCTATATCTACCTGGTGGTAACCTGTGTAGTCTTCCGGTGTCTATCAACGTTTGTATAGCAAGAGTCCAATCTTCATCAGGTGTCCCTAATCCGCTGACCAACGATAAATAATCATATGGTGTTTTTCCAGTAACACCGGATATGTTGGTAATCTCACTTGAGAACTTTTCGTATTCTTCATCTAATCTTCTACCTATTGTAGTAAGTGTTTCTCCAGTTACTGTATTTGTTCTTGCAGCAACCAATTCGGCAGAGGATGGGTCATCTAACGTCATATTTTGAATCTGTTCATCAAATTGTTGTTCAAGGGATGTTTGCCTACGTTCTGTATCTTTCGCAATACCAGTTGTCTTTTCTGTTTCTCGGTTAATCTTATCAATCCCATCATGAATAGACCCGCGTACATCTTTGCCGTATATAGCACTTTTGATCTGAATTAGTTCATTGCTTATATCAGCCATATCACAACCCTCCATTATCTAATCTTTGTTTTATATTTTCTATTTCTATATTAATTGAACTGATTTGATTATTAATATCAAAAATTGCATCAGTATTCGTTTTGATGTTTGTTGAGTTGTTCTGTATATCATCTTTCATCTGCTGGATTTCTTCCGGTGATACTACAGATACCAGATCTGTGACAATCTGTTCCAATTGCTGGATAGTGTCCAACATGGTAGTAATTGAGTTGGTGATAGATTCTATGTCTTGGTCAGTGACCTGTTCAAAGTTTTGCAACTGCTGTTTAGTTGCTTCCAGTTCATCTTTCGTGGTACTAAGATTGATAGATAGTGTACCAATCTTAGTGTTCTGCCTAGACACTGTTGATTTGAGGCCCACAACCTCTTTTTGTGCTTTATTAGCCTCATATTGATACTGTGAGGCTGTGGGAAATCTATCACCGATGGTCAGGTCATTATTGTCTGGTTCAATGATGTCAATTGTCTTAGCAATAACTCGTAAATGCTCGTTAATGCCCATTACTGGGTTGATGACAGGATAATAGTTCCCAACCTCAAAACTGTCTGTATCAAGTCCAATTAATGAGAGATCGAGGGCAGTGATTGAATATTTTACTTTTACTCGGTTGTTTTCTTTCAAAAATTGTTGACCGGTCCTTAATAGGTTTGATGGTATTGTAATATCATCCCATGCTTGGCTTTTGGTTATCACACCAAAAACTGACTTGGCTTCCGTATCCTCGATATATTCTTTTCCGTTATTCACCGATTCAATTGTAAGTCTAGCTTCGCTAGCGTCCGTTGCATCTTCATAATCTGATTCAATGCGTTCTCCTAAAGGCACTAATCTTGTGATTACTTCATCAGGATCAGCTTCTTTAGTGATGCTTTTCAGATTCTTCGCAAGCCTTATTTCTGTTTGTTTTGTGGCCCCAATACTATCAAGATAATCAATATAACGGACACCATTTTCCTTTCGGACCCGCAACTCTCCGCCTAGACGGCTGATCAATTTATCATCGATGGTGTCGAAAGTAGATTCGTAGCCAAGATATCGATAAATGTTGTCTGTGGTATTGGTGACCGTCACTTCCCCAACTCTAAAGGTTTTATCAATATCATCATTAGCAATGTCAGCATTATGGTTGGCAATCATAATTTCGAAGAACCGTCGGACAGTTATGTCATGGTATTCTCCGTGACGTTGTGCGCTGTCATTTAAGTATCCTAATTCACTTTCGCAGACATACGCCTTAGCAAATACTCCGGAATCGCTCATGGACTCTGTGGGCATTAAAATACGCCCCTCAAACTCATATGCTCCTGTTTTCATGTTGAAAACATTGATTAGAGTTTTGAGTGGACGTATTATGTTGTAGCCAGGGTTATTTGGCATGATTGTAAAGCTAAAACTGTCAGAAACATTGATACCTTTGTTAATCTGCCCTTCCTGTACCTTTAAATCGTTAAAGGACGGATGATGAATGACAGTTTCCTTTCCGCCATTAATGATGGTGACTTTATACATCAGATCAGCTCCTTTCGGAAGTGAAAGGAGATTTTGCCGTTTCCTCTTACCGTCATTTTGTTTTCAATCCCTGTCAACAAGAAATCATATGATTGCGACTCTCCGACAGGCACGTTAAACGTCTTACCATCTTTAATGATCTGCATTGGTGCTGTGGCCTTTATAGTTGGTTTACTTGTGTTAGTTCCTGGATTATACAGCGTAATGTTTTGACTGCCTCGTATATCAAATTCTGTGGCTTGTGCATAGTCCAACAGAAAGTTAAACGGATCCCATAAGTCATTGCCTTCTTCGAGTTCACCAATTTTGAAAGGGTATGCTGTAAAGTTGACTGTTAATGTACCGTGGTACCTCAATTCGCCAAAGTCAGGATCTTCCTCAACCTCGGCAATAAAGTAGTATCCTGGGATATAATCATCAATCAGCTTTACCTTTCTATTAGGCCGCATCACCCAATTAAGAACTTCGACTTTTTTTATTGAAAGATCGATCTTATCATAATCCTTAACATTGAATACATAGGTTAGTTGGCGTTCCTCGTATTCCTGACCGCTGTATATCCCGCTGAAATCATATATCTCATTGGAGAAGGGAACGCGTTCTTTGACTTTGATTTTCGATGGATTGCCTATAACTTTATCTGCAACAGTTAATCCATAGTCTCTATAGCTGTGTTTGCCATCAAATGTAATTCCGAATCTAGTCAATAGCGATCCTCCTTCCATACAGACCAGTCCTCTTAGCTTGATTTCGATCTATCCATCCACCCACCTTTTCTGGACCAATGTATAGATCACCACTGATATTTTCAGTGTTTTTCACGATGCGACTTAGGAGAGATTTAGTCTCACTGTCATCATTCTGTTGGTTTCCAGGTGGCATTTTAAAGCTTCGTAAGGCATCAATAACGTGATTACTGGAATTTGCGTAACCCATTCTTGATGTTCCTAGTGCAGCTTCAGGGGTCGAAGTTAAAATCATACCTTGAGACAGGTTATCCAAAGCTTTATAAACCGTCTTGGCGTCTTTATCAATTCCTACCGCAATTCCTGCTGTAATCATCTTTCCGACTTCGTCCCTCATCAGTTGAGAGGGAGATTTGATTTTAAGGGCCTTCTTGACTTCTTTTTCAATGGTCTTAGCAAGTGCTCTAGCCTCGTTAGCCAATGGCCCTTTCATGGTCTTTAATCCTTTGATTAGACCCTGTACAGTATTTTTACCCAGGACCTTTCCGCTGTTTTTGAAGTTTCCGAGTTTTTTAGTTTCCTCACTCAACTTAGTTAAACTGGCTCGCCAATCAGCTTTAGCTTTGGTCAGTTCCTTTTTAGCTGCCGCTGTCAAAGATTTAATTTGCTTTTGCATATTCTTCTTTTCGTCAGCCATTTGCTTAGTAGCTTCATCTTTGGCTAGTTTATGTTTTTCAGACCAAGCTTTCACATAATCTTTCAACATTGATTTCGGCATGTTAGCAATAGCATTGATCTCTGCTGCAGCATCGACACCCATTTCCCTGAGTTCATTTACAAAGTTTTTGGATACTCCGGTTTTTTGGATCTTTGCAATATCGGACTTAAATTGCTTGAATTGTGCGTTTTGGTCTTTTAAATTTTTGAGTAGCTTGTTTGCGTCAACTCTTTTGACCTTAACTTTATCGAACAAGCCTGTTTGGTTGTATAAGGACTTAGTGAGATTGGAAAGCTGATTTTTGTAATCATCCTGCGCTTTCTTGATGTCTTTAGCAAGATTACTGTTAATGGACTTAACCTTTTTTAGATACGCGCTATCAGCCTTCTTAACGCCGTCATTGATCTTTTTAATCGACTTGCTATGTGCTTCAGCTTGCTTCATGATAGCTTGGTTTGCCCGGTACATTTCCTTTTGCAGTTTTCTGGACTGATCACCAGTAAGTTTGTATTGGCGTTGAATTTGTCTCAATCCAGCGATGTAATTTGCCGGGCTTAATCTTTTGGTGGAATACTTAAACTGCAGATTTTTAATAGCTTCATTCGCTATATTTTTTGATGCAGCAGCTACACCTTTCTTTGTGGATGCAAGACCTTTAACCACCCCTTGTCCAGCGAACTTCCCGATTTCTTTCGTAACTCGAGATGGAGAATGTATCTTTAAAGCCTGTCTCATCGTGCTTGCTACTCTGTTTGCAATGCTCCTAGCTGTCGACATTACATGACCACTGCCGGCATTTAAACCGGAGTTTAAGCCAGACATTGCATGTTGCCCGACTGACCTCATTTGACCAGGTAAGCTGTTAAAAGGAATCGGCATAGCTCTGGCTAGGCTTCTCATGGTATTTAACTGTGCATTTCCGCCTGATTTTATTCTATTAAGCATGTCAGACATTGCTTTTTGAGCCACTTTAGAAAGTTTGTTAAGCGACTTGTCAATTTGTTTAACTGACTGATCGTATTTCTGGGACAAAGATTTCATAGCGCTCAGTTGCGCTTGTGACCCACTTTTTAGCCTGTTCGTCATATTCTGCATTGCCTTTTGAGTGACTTGTGGCAACTTAGCAAGTGTTGTCTCAATCTGTTTTACGGCGTTGTCATAGCCTCTAGTTATCGTTTTAAAACTGTTTGTGGAATTAGTCTCTACGGACTTAAACATCCTTTGGATTGCTTGAACGACTTTAGATGATCCACCATCGATACCGAGTACTAGACCTTCTGTGATATTTGTGCCGATTTCTTTAAACACTCTCGATGGACTGCGTACTCCAAGAGAATCCTTAGCTGCATTCGTTGTATCATCAGCCATTTTTTTAGATGCATTAGCAGGCTCTTTAGATCCCGCATCAATCCCTTGCGCTAGACCTTTTGACACATCTCCGCCAATCGATTCGAAACCTGCGCCAGCAATACTTTCAGTAAGTGCACGTTCAGTATTCATCACCAAATGCCCAACGGATTCCAAGATTCCTGAATTTTCAATGCCAAGTGATGTACTTAACGCCTTCGTTGCTACGTCTCCACCTTTGGAAAAGGCTATGCTTAACTTCTCAAGCTCGCTATCCGACGCTTTAACAAGCGCATTGACATGCCCGGCTGATTCAGGACCAGCCTCACGCAAAGTGTTAAGTAAACCTTCGTCCACACCACGTTCCGCTAGCTTTGCGATATTTTCAGACCAACTGGTAATAATCCGTTGGTTTTCTTCGAGGTTCTTGGTCATTTCGCTTACAGATACTTCGGATTTTTCGCTGAGCGTATTGAACATATCCAGTGCTGAATCTTTGTAGCTTTCCCACGTATCCTTCATATTTTCAACGGTTTTTTGTTGAGCTTCGGATAATTCGTCGAGCATCAATAATTGGCGTCCTGTGTCTTTTTCAGCCGCTGCCGCTACTGCTGCAGATGATTCTTTTATTTGCTGGTCTACCTTTATTCTTTCTTCACCAGCTAACTTGCTAGCTTCCATAAGAGTAGTCTCTTGTTCTTCCAGTTCTTTAAGAGCTTTCTTATGTTCTCCGCTTTTAACTGTTCCTTCTTCTAGTTTTTGCGACCATTCTTCCCTAAGAGAATTGATATCTTCTAACTGTTTCTGGATATCAATTTGTTCTTTCATTATTTCCGTGAGTCTCTCTTGGGCTGATTGTAGCTTTTCCTCTTCTTTCATGAGGTTGATGCGGTTTAATATTTGTTCAGATGATGCGCTTAGCGCCTTTGATTCTTCTCCGTAAACAAGATTTAAACCACTAACATTTCTGTTTAATTCTTCGATATAAGAGTTTAGAGTCTTCTTTTCTTCTCCTGATAATTTATCTCTTGAAGCCATTTCTTCTGCTTTAGCAGCTAATTGGGCATAAGCTTCTGCGTTAGTTTCGATCTTTGATTGGTTCTTCTCATGGGCTGCAGCCGATTCTTCTGTCGCCTTACTTAATTCATCAGTCGAACTCGCTAACTTTTCCGTTTCACCACTTAATCTAGTGCCTTCTTCGGTGGCTTTTTTGAACCACTTTACGATAGCGATTGTACCCGCCACTAATAATCCAATTCCAGCCGTTATCCACCCGATTGGACCCATTAAGAATTTAACTGCGGCACCCAATGCGTAAGTTGCTGTAGTCGCAACAACTTGTGCAGCTGTGGAAAGAGATACAGCACCTGTCATTACGCCGATCGCTAAGGATGATAACTTAATTGTTGATAATTGGGCTCGTTTAGCAACTATATCGGCAAGTGTTGCATTAGTTGACAATATTTGTGTTAAAGTCTGTTTTTGCGTCAACAAAGTCATGACTTGCGTAGATGCCATAGCTGTTTTTAAAACTGCGTTAGATGCCTGTACTGCGGCTGTAACTTTTGTTATCACTGCATGTGCAGCATAAGCCGACATTAGTCCAATGATCGCAGGAGATAAGGCTTGTACTATCGGGGTAGTTGCTTGTACTGCTGATGCAAATCCTTTTACAACAGGCGCCACACCTTCGATAGTCGATCCAATAAATTTGAACGTTGAGCCAACAACGACCTTTAACCCATCAAGATTCTTTGCGATGTCATTTCCGGTTACTTCTTTCGACAACTCATTGAATGATGTGATCATGTTTGCAGCCCCGACGATGACCGCATTTTTCAAGTTACTAAAAGATGTAGCAATACCCGCGCTACCAGTAGATGCCATTTCGGCAAATCCACCGACGCCATTATTCAACTCAATTAACTTATCGTTAAACTCCTCAAAAGAAACAGCCCCGTACTTCAAGGCTTCGTAAAAATCGTTTTGTGCTGATTTGCCAGCATAACCAAATGCTTCCGCTGTCTTGTTTATTGCATATCCCATCGTTTCTTGCAGCGTCCTCCACGACTGCAAGTCAACTTCCCCTTTAGAAAGCATCTGAACATACTGCACTAAACCACGCTCTGCATCAGCGGCGCTTGATCCACTGGCTAAAAATGCATTATTTAGCGCCAACGCCGTGTCCGTTGCATTATCTAAGTCACCTGTTAAAATGGCAATATTTTGAGTGCTGGCCACGATGCCGTTTAATGTTGTTGGTAGGCCCTGTATGCCGTCTGATAGCTTAGAGATGGATTTTTGAGCCTGTTCACTACTAAAACCCATCCGCTCCATTACAACTGGGAATCCTGTCAAGGTGTCAAATCTTCCGATAGCGTCATCTAGCGAAGATTTCAGAACATCGAACGCCTTTGATGCAATGGCCACCAATCCAATTGATACCGCTAATTCTTTTATGCGTGCTGTTGCACCGGATGTTTTTTTACCTACATCATCAGTACTTTTACCTAAATCGTCTGTTGATTTTGTTGTATGGTCTGCCTCATTACCCAAACCGTCTACAGAATCACCTAAACCATTAACATCACTTTGCGCTTTTGAGCTCTTGTTGCCTAAGTCTTCAACGGCTCCGTCAACATCCTTAATTTCACTACCAGCTTTACCACCCTTAGCTCCTAGATCATCTACCGCGCCACTTGCGCCATCAATTTTGTTAGATGCGTCATTTGCGGTACTTGATAGTTTATCGAGGTTTTCCGAAGTGTCGGAAACATTTTTATTAGCTCCATGTGTACTGTCTGCCAAATCATCTATAGCAGTATCTACATTTTTCAAATCAACTTTTGTTTCATTTGCACTGCTTGATAAGTCATCTAAACTATCAGATGTATCACCAATACCCTTTTTTGCGTCAGCACTACTATCCGCAACACCGTCTATTGCGCTGTCAACATCTTTCAAATCTTTGCCTGCTTTAGATCCGCTATCAGCTAAATCATCTATACCATCAGATGTACCTTTTATGTCTTTAGTGGCGTTTGCGCTACTATCAGCAACGCCATCTATTGCATTATCGGCGTTTTTGAGGTCTTTACTTGCCTTATTACCGCTATCGGCTAAGTTTTCGACAGAGTCAGAGGCGTTTTTTACGTCCTTGCTTGCCTTAGCACTACTACTACCTAAACCACCAACACTAGATTCTGTAGATTTAAGGCCTGTGCCTAGCTTCTTCGCAACGCTACTCATTGCATCCATATCTTTTGACGCTATTTCAATTTGCTTGCCATCTACTTCGATAGATATCTTAATGCTGCCATCGCTCAATCAATCCACCTCCTCCGGCTCTTCGTTGTCAAGCGCATATATTTTTTGCAGCTTACGCATAGCCTGCCTGTATTCGGTTGATTCACCTTTAGACGGTTCCCACATTCGTATTGAGATGATGCGTCGCATGATCGTATCAGCTGGCAATCCATTCAATAACGACTTGAATTCACGCCAATGAAGCTTCCCTTGTTGCTCAAACAAGTTCATGTTGTAGGCTTGCTGGAATGACGCGAAAATGTATTCAGTGTCTTTGCTCAAGTCGATGAATTTCTTGTCTTCATCCTCTCTAACAGGCATCGGATTTCCTTTTCTGTCGTATTCAATTAGTTGCTTGCTTTCGATATGGATAAATGACTCATAAATGTGATTCCATAAATCAACTGTTGCCTCGTAAGGTTGATCTCCTAGCAATAATTCAAGGGCTATTTTGACTTTTTCGTGATCTCTAAGGGCTTTGTCGTCAAGCACGTCAAACACGTCAAGGACATTATCAAAAGCCAAATCAATGGCATATTCTTCATCTTCATAAACAAAAGAGGTGACCAACGGATCATTAAGACGCACGTTAGTCACCTACTTCTTTTTGGCTTTTTTCTTCAAATACTCTTTTTTCTTTGATTCAAATTCTTTCTTTCGTTCTTTTTCATATGTTTGCATCCGGTCAACAACAATCTCTACGATTGCCTCTTCAAGCGGTTCGTATATCGACATCAATTCACGAATATCGGGATACCTGCTGTAAATTTGTTCAAACGTCCCTTCACCTAAAAGAGAATCGTATCGTATTTTCAGTTCTTCCTTTTTAAAGTCGAATGTGGAGTTGTATGCCTCTCTATCAACATTAGTTTCGTCAATATCTTTTAGCTGCGATTTTTCAATTTTCTCATCTAATTCTTCCAATTGTTCTCGCGCTTTTTCATCCCTATCCCAAAAATCTGAAATCGCTTCGATTCTGTCATCAAACCAAATTTCCACTTCTCCGATTTTTACAGGAAACCCCGCCCTTTTAATGGGGATATCTATACCTTTTGACATGTTTATCCTCCTATATAAAAAGAGACGTTCCATTACAGAACGCCTCATAATCATTATTTAAGTGTTACAGTCGCCCCATCTGTTGTGGGTGATACTGATTCAACCACTGGGGCCATTACTCCCCCGACAGGTCAGTTTCCTTTGGGAGTGAATCGAATCGAATGTTACAACTAAAATCTTCGTAAGCACTAGCATCACCAGCACCTGCAACAATTGCGGACACCGTAGCTCTACCAACCCATTCTTTCTTTCCGTCAGCTGATACAACTTTATGCCAAATCTTACGACCGTCTCCCGTCTTGTATTTCATATTTGCAATTAGCGCTTGAGCTGGATCCTCTGGATCAAAAGAACCTTCTGGTGTATATGCCCCGGCAACAGAAACCACATCTGTTTCTGGCGTGCCATCGCCATCATAAAATGCTGTATCTTCCGTTTCTTCTTGTGTATCATCACCGATAGTTGAGATATATTTCGCTAGTTCTAGCCATTCTGTTCCTGGTTCCTCTTGACCTGGTGTGTACTTTTGCACAAAGTGACCTCTTAATGCGTTTTTTAATCTTGCCATTTGATTAATCCCCTTTCAAAACTGTTATTTTTGCTTGTACATCCAATAAAAAAACGAACCAACCTTGGTCATCAATTTGATTGATAAAAGGCTTGTTCGTTATGATTAGTTCTTCGAATTCAAAGCTGTCATTTTGACTTTCTAGTTCAGCGAGCTTTTCTAATTCGGTCTGAACGGTCCATAAGGTTTGGTTTATTTTGCTTTGCACCTTAGACTTCATGGCAAATTCATAATTCATTGCCCAGTCTTTTGTGCCATCCATGTATTCTTGCACAACTCTCGATCCTGGCAAAGGATAAACCACGAATGATTCATCTGCGCCAAGGTAACCCTTCTTACATGTAATAGGAAGCTCTGGCATTTCATTTACTTTGTCGCATAGCCTCTCCATAAAATCCATTACCAGTCAGCTCCCTTCTTGAATGCATCTTCCCAATCCTTCATGTGTATTGATTTCGCTTTTTCATCCCACCGTGGACCCGTACCAGGTGTTGTGTAATTACGAACAGGGTAACCACCTTTACCTACACGCCCATAAAATTGCGCCTTTGCGTACGGAGTGTTGTAATTGACAGCCGAACCATCAGTGGCGATTGTCGCGCTTTGCCTTAAGGTAGTTTCATCCGCTGGCACAAATGGATTCATGTCAGCTAGCGCTTGGTTAGCGAGCGCCCTTTGTCCTTGTTGTTGAGCCTGCGAACTTAATTTCCGGCGTACTCCTGTTATATTGATGTTAACTTGTACCATCAGACCACCTCTAACTCATAGGAATAGATGGTCGTGCTATACGCTTCGTAAATTGGTATAACCTTTGTAACAACATGCTCAATGCCATCAAACACAAGCACAGACTCTGTTTTAAACGCTGGTAACGGCGTTGTAATGCCTCCATAGCAAAAAACAACCGCATTATACAGCAGTTGCTTTCCAGATGTTGTTGACGTATATTCAGCTCCACGATCAATACGACAATGTTCAATTAGAATAGGTTTGGCGTATTGAGGTTCAGACCAATCGTTCTCGCCTAGATATTCTTTGTACTCAAATGCATCAATACAAAAATCCTTTGGCGGCTTTAGCATTACCATGATCTCACCCCGATGCCAGCATAGAGTAATCCAGTCCCTTCAAGGTAAACAAACACATCTTCTGCCACTAGAGGTTTACTTTCATTGGCTCCACTTGGGTTGTACCGACTAGCATTAGACACGCTTGTGCGACCTGCTGAAAACGTCTGTGGAGCGTTATTGATTGATTCAAATGTTGTTGCGCCTAATTCGTTGAAGTACTCTATTTGGGCACATAATGCACGTTTGAATTTATCTACTCGCCAAGGGTTGTCTTTTTCCATGTCATATCTTGCATAAAAATGACTGGTTACGTTATCCAATATGGCAGATGCCTTCGGAAGTAGTTCATCAAACTTTTTTTCATCGACATCTGCACTATTCAACTTTTTGAATTCTTCATACGTTAAATAAGCCATGTTCATTCACCCTCTGGTGGTGGATCTGGCTCTGGTTCAGCCAATGTTAATACATGCGTATCCTTCTTCGCACCATCAGCCGTTGTTACAGTAGTTGTATAAGTCCCTGCTGGTACATCCTCGTTCCATGAGATTAAGCCGCTGGCATTAACGGATAATCCGTTTGTGGTTGGTACAATAGCATATGATACGCTTTTATTCGTTGCATTAGTTGGCGCTACGGTAGCTGTTAACTGCCTTGTACCCGCCGTTCCTGCCTCTGCACTGGATGTTTTAGGTGATAGTGTTACTCCTGTTACCGCAATCGGCAATGTTTTAAATGCAGGAATATCCACTCTTTCAGACTCCCTATCACCGTCTACCCTTACTGCTTGATATTCACCTGCAGCAACATCTGTATTGGGATTAATCCCTGTGATTGTTAGAGGGCTTTCACCCTCTACGACCACATCATTGCCTTTGTAGATTTTAAACATAAAAGCCCTCCTTATTTAAGGTTAATGACTGCCCCGTCAGTCGTTGGCGTGACGTCAATATTCGGGGGATTTACTCCCCCAAAGTCACCTTGATAACCGCCTTTTTATTAGCTGGCAAAATGAATTCCCCAGCCTTACCCGCACCTTGGAAAGCTACTCCGTCGAAGTCCTCTGATTCGATAGTACGAGTTGTATTAATCCCTGTAAATTGTTTACCAACACCTGTAATAGATGTGTAAGCAAGCTCACCATCTTGGAATTTTGTTTCTGGTACTTCTTTAATCTGGAAGCCTTTAAAGCTAATGATTCCGTTGGCGTCAATATTAGCTCCCGAATGTTTTGCTGTTGTAGTGATCGGATGGTCGACAATTGCGTTGTATAGCTCTGGCTTCACCCATGCCATCTTAGTGCCGACTGCTTCCATGTTTACATAAGCATTGGATAGGTCGTTAAACAGCTTTAATACTGCATCATTTGTAATTCCGGCCAGTTTGAATGTTTGGTCTGCAACCTGTGAAATAAACAAACCACCATGATTATCAAACAATTGAACCTTAGCTTGCGCTTGCAAGTCGGAACGGTCTGCAATCGTTGCGGCAAAGTCATTATTAACCGTATGGCGGTCAATACCTTCGTGGAATACCCATTCCCATGTGTACGGTACATCAGTGTCCGTATAAATGATTTCTTGACGCTCACCAAATCGAGTAGACTTACCTGTTCCAGTACCAAAACCAACATCTGGATCCTTGTTGTATTCCGTACCGATAACCACCGGAATATCGCTTGTTTTGATGGAAAATGCTGTTTTGTTATGAGTAACTCCGTCCAGAGCTTCCACGCCTCCACCGAAAAACTCAGCAAAGTAAGCTTGTTTTTGGTATACAGCTTGCAATAACTCCTTAAATTGCTTTTGATAACTGCGTACAGCTTGGTTGTTGTTTTCTCCTGCCATTTCTTATTACCTCTTTCTTTTAATTGTATTTAGCCAACTTTGCGGCAAATGGGTCAGTCTCACCATTGCCTTTCCCGCCATTTGGATTGCCTGGCACAACAATCTGCGGGGAGGGATTGGGTTCCTCTTTAACCTCGAACAGATATGGATCGCTTTCTTGGATGGCTTTTAGTTGGTCATCCAAACCTAGAAGCTTTTCTCCATCAAGCTTGATAGTTTCCAAGTCCAACAGAGCTTTAGCAGCCTTTGGATTGCGAACTTTTGCTCCTGTAAGAGCATCTTTCAAAGCGTAATCAAAGGTCTTTTGCTGAAGCTTTTGTTCATAATCGGTCTTGGTGGTTTCATTTTCTTGCTGCAGTTCTTGAATCTTTTGTTGAAGTCCTGCTGCATCAATCTTTTTCAGTTCTTCCAATTGATCGTCTCTTTCCTTCAACTGATCCTTGAAATCTTTTAACGATGTATTGACATCATCAAATTTCTGTTTAGGGATCCATTGACCATCAGAAACAATCGCAATTTTGTTATCACCTGCTTTTTCTGTGACTTGGTTATACAGTTCTTCACCTAGCAATTCTTTTAAATCCATCTATATACGCTCCTTTATTAATGTTTTTAGGCGTGTCACACCTCACGCTGAAAGGTTACGCTTAGTTTTACCCCAAGCTTTTAAAATGGGCATAATAAATAGCCCTGTTTATAACGTCTATTGGCTAAAGACAAACTTAAAACCTATTAAATGTTCTTCTTACAATATGGATCATTTTTTGTAATCAAAGTCTTTCAACAACGTATCTAAAGGAGTATATACCTTCTCACGCTTATAATTACGGCTTAAATGCTCACCATTCTTACTCAAATGATCTCTCATAGCAGCCTGCCTGCGTCTAACCATCATTCGCCAGTGATCGGCTTTTTTGCTTCCAAGCTTCTCAGCAACCATAAGGTTTTTCTTATATTTAACAATCTCTCTTTCAATTCGTCGCTGAGTATCTCTGGCTTTTGCTACTTCCTGATTCAATTCAGAGTCATATTGTGGTTGATTGTTCGTATTGACACCTGGAATAAAAGGTATATGCAAATGACGGCAGTTAACACCTCGGTGTCCGCCTGCTGTTCCATATTCAGCACCCCATGACGGATCATAAATAGATTTATACTCGTTATCAGGAGGAATCTCACTAGGGAATCTTAAATCCACCACATGACCTTGAATAGCTGAACATTGTTTTCTAGCCCCTGCATGACTTGTGACAACCACTGTATGCACGTCATATTCAGCCATGCGGTCTTTTCTAAGCTCGTTATAGGTATTGCCTAGCGTAGACTTTAAAACAGTGCGTGTGTACCCTTCTAAGCTCCATGCGTGGCCGCCTCTATCAACCATGGTGCTTTTAATACCTTTTTGCGCCAACTCAGTGATTGAGCGCTCCAATGATTGCTCGAATGTATAAAGCCCTGTGTTAAACATTGCTGTCGTTCGATTAAGCACGTCTTGATATGCCCTCTGTGCCGTTCCAACTCTGTAATTTGTGGTAATAAGGGTTTGGTTGACGTAATTATCAATCTCGCTCCATACTTGATCATGATAGGCTCTCATGACGTTATCTAGGTTGTTGGGCATTGGCTTTGCTTGGTAGGGCATAGCCTTATCTACATCTTGAACAATCTCATGTCCTGATTCTTCAAACATTCGCTTGATTTCGGGCTCTGCAACTCCCGTTACCTTTGCTAACAGCTTAGTCACTTTTCTATTAAACAAGCGTAATTCTGATAGCTTTTGAGCTTGCCATTCGGTAATGTCATCTGATCCGTTTTTCAAGCGCTTGATGATGATACGAATGATTTCACCTTCTAGGCTGTTGTAAAGTTCAGCCATGTTACTGGACCATAAGTCTAGTTGGTAAGGTGTAATTTTAGGTTTAACCATTTAATCACCTTCAATCATGAAACAGTGGATTGTGTTCATCGTAAATATGAACATCATGCTCCTTTTCGCTAATTTCTATATTTGACCATCCACCATTTTCGTCAACATGTAACACCATCTTGTCACCGTCGATTTTCTTTAACCGTTTAATCAAATCGTTTACAGTCACTTAAATCACTCCTCATCACCAAACATACGCCTTGCCGTCCTATCGCTAACCTCCATTGGGTCAAATGCCAATTGCTCTGACTGTATCTCTTTAACCCACTGTTCAGCTGTTTCCTTAGGCACTTCAAAAATCCTTTGAATAATCTCCACAGTTGGGATAAAACCAAGTGTTTTAGCTTGACCATAGAACTTCAATTGCTGTGCTTTATCGACAAAAATACCATCGTCAAAATCAACGCCAATATGCTCGAACGTTGGTATTTCACCATCAAACAGACGTTTGCTATTCTTTCCGGTGGTCGCTTTGGCTAATTCAAGCACAGAAATGATTAATCCTTTGATAAACTTTTCAACTTCATTAACGTGATTGTTTCGAGTTCGGTATGTCAAACTATTCTCGCTGACTACTTCTGTCGCTGTTTTCATTGATTTGCCATCAAAGGAAAGTGTGCCTACTGATAACTGCAGATCCATTTCCAATGTTTTCAGATGATGATTTATGGCTGAAATATATTGATCAGATCGAATGTCATTTGTGACATCCTTTACCATCTCTTCATCGCTAGCCATCCTCATGGCTTTAAATACGTTGGTGTTAGGATCAAACACTTGTTTTGGCGGCAACCCATCTTCACTCGGCAATGTTTGCAGCATGTAATCACTGACAAAGACGGTACGTTGCCCCATCTTGATTTCCCAATTAAATTGGTCAAATGTGTCATTGATCTGCTTAAGAGTAGGCTTGCAATTGTCTGTAATCCCCAACCCCAACGGACTGAGAGGACTAATATTGTTGAATCCAGCGGGCTTTAAGTAATTAAAAATCGGGCGTGATAAGCCTGCAACCTCGGTCCTCTCCACCAATCCTTCGTATATCTCGTTTAGAGGCACTCGCTTGCCTATTTCACTTTTGTTGTCCGATTTATACAGTTCGTTTGTAATCACGTACAATTCATTTTCCCACTCATGAAACTCTAGCAGTGTATAGTAAATGGTCTTGTCCCGGTCTACCTTCGTTGTTACGGACACAATAACGCCTTCTGAAATGCCGTTACTGTTTGATTTCAACGGATAAAATGCATTTGCCAAAGCCCAAGCAAATTCAATTTCTCCAGTCGATTGGTCAACGTACGGCCGGACTGCTATGCCTCCTATTGCAAACATCGGTTCCAGATACCGCATTAAATTCTTTTTGAAGTCGTTATGCTCAAACACATGCTGTATAAAGTCATTTGCCGATTTATAGGTGTTAGTCTTCTTTTTCTCGTCATCAGCATCCGATACAGTGATTTCGCATTGCTCATTAAAGACTAAACCGGACAGCAATTCGGCGCTTAACTTAACCATGTTTAAATGCATGTAATCTCGTTTTTGCAATTGCCCCATCGAGTTGATATATTCAACCTCAGGATAATTCCCTTTGTACTCCTCGAGATCCCTTTCAATCCTCTCCAATTCTTCGGGTTCTATATTGATCTTAGGATGGTCATTGATTGTTTTGAGTGTTTGCCCCGACAAAGCGTAACCTCCTCTCTTAAAGAATTTCTTAATGCTCTGGATGATGCTCACGCGCTCACCTCCTACACTCTCAGTCTTAGATCACGAGCATTGGCCGTACAGAAATATTGAAAATCATCACACGTATGGTCATCTTCTTTGATAACTTTTGGATCGTCTGAGTTGAGTGTTTTCTCGTCAAACTGATATTTCTTGTGTTCTTCGATGAATATGTCGTTGCTGTCACAATACGGCAATCCAGTAGGTATTGGCTTCTTAAGATAATAAAAACGCCCCTGCGCTAATAAGTCATGGACGTAATCGATCATATCTATTTTCTTTTTCTTAGCCACCGGCATCCAATGTTGCCCAAAGTCTTTGAGATATTGATTTCTTAGTGCTGCCTCTGCACTATCAATCGTCCTCTTTTGGATTCGGGCGCCTTTCCAGTGTTCACAAGTTGATGTGGCCGTCACAAACTCATGAATGCCCTTAGATAACTCACTAGGAGCCTTTTTCCTCACTTGTCCAGCAGGACTGTAATAGTACGTGTTCAACCTTATTACATTTCCCTTTGCTGTCAGTCCGTAGCACCCACAAGAGGTTGCTGAAACTGAATGACCTGTATCCATTGAGTAATACAAGGCTATGATTCTATCGTCATCCGGCAATACATCTAATCCCTTGAACAGGTTCATGTTATAGACGTTAGTTCCAAGCCCCACAGGTTCACCCAGATAAAGATAACGGTAATAATCATAGTCGTTCTTCTTGATGCGCTCAATATCCTGCAGCATTTGCTCAGTAACAAAACCCAATTCGTCATTCTTATAGCTTGAATCATGTACGAGGTAGTTATCTTCACCAATCATGCTGTCAGACCATTCATTGATCCAACTGTATGGGTTTCTTGGTGGGTTATATGACCAAAAGAAACGCACTATATCAGCTAAAGGATGTTTTTGCCGCATAAACGTAGTATTCGTTTGGTCGAATTCTTCCGCATCTGCAAACTCTGCTGCTTCTTCATACCAGACCGCAATTATGTTTCCGATGTCGTTAGATTTCAGTTTCGCAAAGTCGTCTTGGCCATAGAAATAGAACGTAGAGCCTGTACCTTTATGAGTTATTTTAAACGGCGCAACTGTTGGTTCGAAGTCTCCACCTTTGGCTACCATAAAACCGAACTTACCTAAAGCCCATTGTATTTTTAAGAATACGGAATCGCGAATCGTATTTGCTACCTTACGGATCACAACAACGTTAGCTTTCTCGCCCTTTATTAAATACCAGAGCATCATGTAAACAAGCTGCAAGGCTATGACAGATGATTTAAATGAGTTCCGACCGCCCCTCAATATGTTGTACGGCTTCTTGGTTGTCCATACAGGCTTGAAATGCGGATTGACGTTTTGCTGAATGTCGATAGTAGGCTTACTCATTGGTGTTACTCCATGCATCAACGATCATTATAGTTGGTGGAGCTTTGTTGTTATCATCTTTGGATATCTTGTCAGTTTCAGCCTTAACTTTTGATATCTCTGCCTTCACCTTTTCTTGCTGTATATCCATCATCTTTAATTGGCCAGGTAACTTAGGATCAAACATACCAATATGCTTACCGATTAACTCAGTGGCTTTATTGGCACCAGTGCTGTCAAACTGATATTCCCCCGTTTCAACAAGCTTACCTTCTGCATGATCCCATTCCATAACTGGTTCAGCTTGCATTGAGCGATCGGATATTTCTTTTAATCGTTTCAGCACCCAATAGGCATCCAATTCTAACTTATCGGCACGTTTATCTTTCAGTTCCTTTATACGTGTGGAAATGTTAGCTTTTGTTAGCAACTTCGATGCCGTCACTCTCGCTGTTTTCTCGCTATAACCTGCTCTAATAGCTGCTTGAGTAGCGTTTAAGTCAATGATATACTCCTGACAGAATAGCTCTTGTTTAGCTGTCAATTTACTCATATTACATCACCGCCACCTCCGAATTTTAGTCATAAGAAAAAGCACCGCTATGGGTGCTTAATTAAAATTTTATATCATGTACTAAATTTAAAATTTCTTCCGCATCGCTTTCTCTCTCACTTTGTGTTTCAACAGTTATGCTAATAACGTTATCAAGGTTTATGAACATATTGTCAATCGGGAACATGCGTTTATCTGTGCTTCTTAATTTTCCAGCTAGAACTATGTCATCTCTTTCGATTTCTATTATTTTACCGTTCACAAATTCAAATATATAAAAATACTTTTCTTGTTCACTCATGTATTACACCCCCCTCCCATCGAACCTATTCGACAAAAGGAGATATTTTCCTGCAACTATTTACCTAAAAAGCATCTACCAAGACGCTCCCGTTAAATCGACGTCAATCCTTCTTTAATATTTCATAATTCTTTACCAACTCTGATAAAGTCTTGTAATTAACGGTTAACGTTTCATTACCATAGGACTCTATGCCTCCATCTTCAATCCCGAGGTCAATATCCCCATGATAGCTAGACAGTCTCTCATGTTCTTCTAAAAGCTTATTCAAGGCCTTATAATTAACCTTGACTACACCTCTATTATTCACTTCACTCATATCATTTTTAATAACCTGAATAAAGTTCACGCTTTTTTTCGACAAATCAACTCACCTGGCTATATATTACACCAAAAATGGCTATCTGCTCACTGTGATTAATCTCTATAGTTTGACATTAATCGACAATAGACCGAAACTGCCATGATTACCATAAAGGCTGGTTATCGCATTACGAAATCCAACTGGCTGTTTGTGCATCATGGCACATCAGCTAAAAAGCCGGGATTCACGTTAGGATTCCCGGCAACCGATCCTACTGCCATGTCTAGCATGGGTTCAGATCACATTTAAATAGCCCCCTCCTGCTGAAGCACAACACGTGGCACGCATCGGCCGTCCGGGCTATCCCCGAACCTACAGGAACAAGCGACAATATGCGGGCAAGGATTTGCACCTTACATATCATGCACACCTTTATTATGACCCCATGCATGACTACTCCGTCTGGATCTCGGGCCGAGTTTATTTAGCGTCTACCTTTTCCGCCACCGCATAGCGCCATCCTTTTCCAAGGGACAGCGCAGACAGATACATAACAGAGGAACAGCAGAACTAAACCTCTCTTCCAGTTTAACATGCTGATTTACCACATCCATAATTCGTAACATCTGGAACATTTGGAACATCTGGAACATGTTGGCTTATTTGATCCACGATGCTCTCTTTTATTCTTTTGATGTGTGAATGAGACAGTCCCATATGAGCAGCAATCCAACGATAGCTTTTCCCTTCCAAGATCCAGTGAAGGACTTCCGTTTCTCTTTCGTTCGTAATCAAGTGGACACGTTCCTGAATGACTTTGATCTTTTCTTCATACCCTTTTACCTTTTTCCAATGCCGGCCTCGTCTTACGACTTCCCTGTGGACTGGATCACTTGTCTGTCCCTTCGCTTTTGGCATAGTTGATTCGATTCCATACTGGGCCGTTAATCCTTCTCCTGCAGATTCCAATGACTGCCTCATGATTTTTATGCTGTTAATCATCCAATGGTAATCTTTGAGTGTGTTCTCGATATCAATTTTATTCATTCCGACCCCTCCCTTATCTTTGTCTGTAAGAACCCCTGTACTTGCGATAAACTGGTCTATCCATCCCCATAAGGCTTTTGATCTCAAACTCTGATAAGTCTTCCCTGCGGCGCTTCTGCGGCTCCCTGTGCTTTGGCTTTCCGTATGCTTTTTCAAGTTGCTCTTTCATTGGTGGATTCATAACCACATCACACTCACAATGAACCCAGCGATTGCCGCAATGCATAATGGAAATAGATTATTTCTCAATGCTTTGTCCTCTTTCTCTCCCACAATTCCGAGGAACGAAATTCCAATTATGATCAATATAATTATTTGAAATGCTATAACCATTCTCTTTTCCCTCCTAAAATATAAAAAGACACCAAAAAGCTTTCGCCTTTCAGTGTCCGTCGGTTCTTCCGTAAGGACTATTTATTATGTTTTACTTTTATCAATATAAGAAACACCTTTTTCAATTAATTTTTTAGCACACTTTTCGCACAACAAATGATTTTTCATACCCTTCACAAAAGCCAAACTAATACGTTCATTGTTGAAAAAGTCTTCTTTACATAGATGACATTTTTTATCTTTTTTCTGATATCGTATTCGGGTAAAATCCTTGGTGAATTGAAACATGTGTAGTCCTATTTTTGTGAATGTTTTTCTTAATGGCTTTCGCTCAATTACGACCGTATATTCGCTCAATCATATAACCTCCTGCCCCTCTATCCTTATTCGTTCGTTCCGATCTACATCAAGGACCTGTCCATTTTTCCAAATGATGACGTCCTGTCCATGCTCCCGAGCTGTTATTTTAGTGAGCTTCCCCTTTTTCACTACATATGCTGCATCCTCTGTCAGGTTGATCACTGCCTTTGTTGTGTTGTCGTGCATGTTAGTCCTCCCGTTTGTAGTTCAGAAAGTTTAATAGTTCCATTTGTGTTTTTCCTGTTTCTACAATTTGTTCTGTGGATCTTTTTATAAGAAATGTGATTGTGTCTAGGGCATCTTTTTCCATTCCGACAAGATGGACCTTTCCATCCAATTCAAGAAGTATGTTAACCGTGGCATTGTCAATAGACCTTTTTTCCACCCCGTTCCCTCCTGTCATTCCTTTAGTGACTTCCATTCTTCCACGAAGTACATCATGTCAACTTCCGCCTGAGCATCACCTATTGCGTGGTCTTGCATTATTTTTACAGCTTTTTCTAAAGCTTCCCGATAACGTTTGTTTTCTAATTCCAAATCTGACACAACATCCGATAAGCTCTCTGCATGTTTTTTCCACTTACCCGACCGTTCTATTTCCTTCTGCTGTTCCTCCACTCGTTCAGCTTGTTGGATAAACCATTTTGCGTGGTATCTCATTAAATCTCTGCAATATTTAAGCGCGATATCTTTGTCATAACAATTTTCATACTTATCAACGAGATTTTTGATCGCTACTAAGTGTTCTTGTGTTTCTTCCAACCGTTCCACATCACTCACTCCCACTCTGCCCCGCAGGCCTTGATTGATTTGTTGCATGGGATCACCGCCCTTTTTCTCCGTACTGTGAACTAAACATCTTCATCGTCTAAGGCTTTTTCAAAGGCTTCTGTAAATACTGATTCAATGGTGTGAAGTTTGTCGGCTATGTCGTAACCAGTGAAAATTTTATCCTCTCTAAGATTTACTCGACCTTTATATATAGCGATTACATTCGCATTTACCAGTTCGACTGCCTGTTCTTTTGTAAATACATCATCAGCTTTTACTCCCATTTTTCCTAAATACTCTTCAATAGATTTAACTTTCACTTGTTTAACCTCCTTGTCGCACAGTCTTTATCCACTACCTCTTATACTGATCCCCTGCATGGGATTTAATATCAGTTATAAGCACTGCTGAAACGTTATCTTTTTCCGTAGAATTAAGAGTCTCCAATGCCTTGGTTATTGCGGTAAACCCATCTTTGCTTTCAATTTCTTTTCTTTTTGAGCCTTTGTGTAAAAACTTAATCTTTACTTCAAATACCATAGGTATCACCCGCCTTGTTATTTCGAACTGTACGTTAATCTTCCCAATCCGTATCGTCTTTGGCTAAAAAATCTTTGCGACACTTCGGACACTTCGCTTGGTAATAAGGGAATCGGCTGTCATCAAAGAATCTGAATTGAGTTCCTTCTCCACAATGAGTACATTCCCAATACCCTTGAATATATCCACTTTTATTAGGGTTGTCCTCGTTAACCATATAAACCGTATAAGGCTTATCACTCATGCGTTCATTGAAGTATTCAAATGGAACTAATATAGTCATATTTTCACCTCTTCTTGCCTCGCAATTTGACTCATGCCCGCTTATACTGATCCGGATGCTGCAACGTGTATTGTCTACCACTGACCTGTATCACAGTGGGCGTTCCCTTTTTAGTTTTGAGGATCGTTACAATGGGACGATATTTATCTCCCTTCTGCCTCATGCTATCTTCCATCCTTGCCGGATGCGGGCTTTTACTTCGTGATTTTGAAAGTAATCATACTGCCAAACAGGTTGCCCTTCCTCTATTCTGTGAAGAAGGTAGTAACCGTGGCGGTATTTTTGTTTTCTTTTCATGGAATCACTCCATTTTCATTTCAGGTTAATATTCATCTATAATTTCAACATTCATTTTTAACTTACGATGATCGTATAACCCTAGTCGTTCAGCTATCTTCATCATTTGATTAGGTTTGTTTTCCTTTTCTAAGAAGATTAAAGCTCCAGCACAATGTTGTTGTTCTGATGTATGTTTTTGTAATGTTTTGTGACAAGTAAAGGTCATACCGGCTCTAATGTCGTCAACAATGCCCTCTATCCGATCTTCAGCTAAAGTTTTGTTTGTGGAGCTGCCTTTTATAAATGGACAATCTTTACAAGGTGTTTTTAAATCAAATTTCATCCTTCCATTTCCTCCACCCTTATTTCCACCCTCGGATTCTCTTTATCTACCGAAAACCGATGCCATATGTCTCCAATCTGCGCCCATCCGTCATTTTTGATGACGCCAGCTTCCACAAGACCATCAAAGATGAATTTCTGACCGCCCATGATGTTGTCTTTATCTTTCCTCCGATCCTTGCAATACCATGTGATTTCAAAGTTAGCTTTATCTATTTTTGGTAGGTTCCTAGATTTCAAGGCGACAAGCCTTGTGTATGTACGCTTCATATTTGCGTATTGCATATGATGTTTTTTGCTTGCCGCCACTATTTCATTCATCGTGGGGAATTCCCCTGGTATGACTATCTCAACCACTTACACCATCCCCTGCCTGTCGATGCGCTCACAGTAAAGTTTGTATAGTTGCACAACGGACATCCTTTCCAGTGAGTCTCGGTCATAGCCGTTGCTTGGCATTGCTAATAATTGCTCCACGTACCATTCTTTGCTTTCAGTCATTGGAATCATCCTCGATGGTCCATTTTCCTTTCCACATACCAAGCAATGAATAATCGCCCAAATCAGTGGAACTTACCCTAATGTGTTTTTGATCAGGTAATAGCTTATCCCACAATTCAACTACATCAATGTGACCGTGATAAAAAACAACCTTACCTGCTTCATGAGCCTTCATAGCATCATCGAAGCTCACAAATTTAGGAAGGATACGCCATCTTCTTCCCAAGTCATAAAGGTGCAGGCTATTTCTGCCGCCCCCATTACTTGTATTGTTAAAAACAATTTTGTCATATTCATTCCATTTAGCTGTCAGCTTGCCATCGTCACTCTCCGCCACTTCCCCAACCTTCAACGTATCAATCATCTGCCCTGTGGTTAGCCATTCAGACATTCAAGTCAGCCTCCTTCACAAACACGCCGTTCACCATTTTCCCTTTCCGGTCCTTGATTTCCTCATATGCCAACGCCGCACATTCTTCTATACTCGTTCCCAACTGCATTGCCAATATCGTGAGGACAATGTACATATCTCCTATGCCATCTTTAGCAAGCTCTGGTCTGTTTTTGGCCCTTGCTTGGCATAACTCTCCGAATTCTTCTCCGAGCTTTAGAATTTGTTTGTTTGGGTCTGCTGTATGTAGATTCCGTTCCTCTGCCCATTCTTTTATTTTCGTTGTTAATTCCTGCATTATTTTTACCTCCGTTTTTCTCCGTACTGTGTGTTAATCAAAAGAAACTGCTTCACCTTCATGTTCTTCAATTAACGTCCTTACATCGTGGGCATATGGTTCATCTACATTTACAACCAAGTACCTGTTTTCTTCTTCCTTTCCTGCTCTAAATCTGCCTGCGTGAATATCTCCGCAAATTTCCATTAGTTGTTCCTGCTGTTCAAAAGAACAATATTTTTCAACATCCTCTGTTTTTAAAACAATGTATTTCATAGCTTCACTCCCTCACTTTTTGTATCAAGCCCGCACTTCCTCTTTCTTTTTACTCTTCAAAAGATTCGTGTAACAATCCATACAAAACGATTTATCCCAATAAATCGCCGGCAGCTGCTTACACTCGATGCAGGTCATGTCAGTTCCTCCGTTTTCCCAATGGCGTAATTAAACAAATCTTCATCCCATGTCGAGATTGCCATTTCTACAAATACAGGTTTCGCATCTTCTACGGCTTCCGGTAATATCGCATCATAGCTTTCTAGCGAGTCAGGGCTGGCGCTCGATGTGTAGCTATTGCCAACAAATTGAACCATAACGTTGTAATTAAGAATCTGATCAATCCAGCCAACCTCTGCGCCCCTGCGGACCCACTCACCGACCTCGAATCGACTAGGCATCACTGCCGCCCCCTTAAAGGTTATTGATAAACGTCTTGCTCCACCGGTAACCCGCAATCCCTGTAGACATATCCAACCTTCTCAAACGTTACAAACCTTGTGTCACAACTACAGCAACTCCGGTTTCTCTTGATCAAACTCTCACTGACTGGCCGAGAATCAATTACCCTAGTATTTTTCTTACAAGAAGGGCATTTCACCTATAAGACCTCCATCCCTTGGCTTTATTTTATTTTTCACTCCTAAATCAAGAGCAAGTATGAGAATCTCTTCTTGCGACCGCTGGAAATACCGTGACAACTCGTCCAAATTTATTCCCTCTTCCCAAAGGATGCGGAAATCTTTTACTTGCTGTCTTGTCCATATGAAATTCATGTCCTCGCATGCTAGATATGTTTGACCTGCCTTGTTTCGGAGGTAATGACCTTCCAATTTGCCGATGGATCTGTTTTCTGACTCAAGGGTTATACTCATTTTTGAAGTGGCTCCCCCTTCATCGAATCAATTGCCCAACCAAGATAAATTTTTGCTTTTTCTAAATCTTCTAGCCCGTTTTTATATTTGTGTCGTGATAGATACTTAATTACGTTGCCGATGCAATAACCTTGAAATTCTTCTGCTGTTTGAACGTCCTTTATATAATCAATGGTTTCGATTGTTCCCGCTGTATAGTGTGGTGGATGATTGACTAGATCAGCTTCGACTTCCCGGAAAAACCTATCTTCTTTTTTTCTTACTTGATCTTGGTTCATTCCGCATCCTCCAGATATTCATCTTGATCTAGGATTTCGAAGGCCATGCTTCCGTCTTCGTTTTCCGTTCCCCCCAATGGCTCATCATCCAACATTGCAAAGTATCCGGTTGGATAAAGCTCTACGCAATTTTTGTGGTAGAATTTATCATTCACTTCGATAACATCATCATTCCAACGAAAAGGATCTTCGCAAGCTTCACACCGCTTTATTTTTTCACTCATTCCGCCACCTCCAATAAGTGACTGTGTTCGTAGATGTTGCCGATGACTTCTTGTTCTGTATAGAACAAGAAATGTGTTCTGTGGTCATTAACATTCCTTGAAACAAATGCACTATGACCAAATTCAATAATTCCCAAATTCCCATTCATAATGATTTGTTGGTATCCATCTTTTGGATATTGACGAACAACATCCCCCTCAAAGATTTCCACGCCGTTCTTGTCTTTGAGTTCGGTGTATTGACCAATCGTTTCACCATTAATTCTCAAATACTGACCATCACTCACAAACCTTCCATTGTTTCCATAGGTATCAATGCACCATTCGCCTTCGTGCTTAGACACAAAACCATACACCCAGTCTTTTTTATAACTATTTGGAAATGATTCTTTATCAAGCTTCGCCCTGAATTTTATCTCCCGCATTTCCACCCCTCCTAGGCTTGTTCGGCTGATAACACTACACAGCCCATATTTTTAAGTTTGCTTACAACATCATCTACAGATGGAGCTTCCTGAATCGAAACATCTTTTAGACCCTTCTTCGGATCAATGAATAAAACTCTTACGGTCATTCCCGCCCCTCCTGTATCAATTAATGGATTTTAGTACATTTTCAAAGTCTTCCAGCGATCCTCTTTCAACCTTGAATGTGTTTCCTGAATCAATTGCGCAAATATCTTTGGTGAAGATTTTAATCGTCCAGCCCTCGTCCATGATTTGCAGGGTTACATTGCCTTTTTTATAAGTGTCTACAGTCCACATTCCACCGACCGTCTTATAATTTCTTGGTACATAGTGAGCGCTTTGCCTGACCATTTTTTCTATCTGATTAAAAATAGATTTAAAGCTAGTCAATTCTCCCACCCCTCCTAAATCAAAGAATCTGATCGTTTTTTATCAATTCTTATGGTATAAACTAGCCAAGTAATTAGAATCGTCCCTTTTAACCCTTCGCTCCCGGTCTTTACTGATAATCCCCACTCAAAAAACCATCCACCACCAAAGCTACCTAGTGCGCCGCAATCTCTGCGCTCAATTTTGATTGTTCTTTTCTTCGTTTTAAAAGTCTTAATAAACGGCTTTGTTCTCTTTTGTATGAACTCCAATGAAACCCCTCCTAAAAATAAGCATTCAGTTTGAAATCAGATCTGCTGTTTTCTATAACCCCGCACTTTCCATACGACTAGATACTTAACGAAACCAACTTTTTGAATAGAAACTAATTCAACACTAGGATTTTCGTAATCCTGTGCACCTTTCTCTCTGGCTGATTTTTCTGCATCGTATATAAAACTCGGTAAATTCCTTTTGAATACACAAGGAAATATCGTGTAAATATGCTTAAATCCTAATTTTTTTATGTTTCTCACCCTTTCATTAAGTCGTAGCATCAAAACCAAGCCGCCTCACTAGCTTCCGCATCTACCCGGAGAAATGCGGCCTTCCGTTCTTCTTCCTGCATAAAGGCTTCGTATGCCTCCGGTGATGTGTTTTCCACTAGCCCCTCCATAAACAGGTCATATACATCCTTGTAGTAATGCGGGCCGTAAAGTTGTTCATGATGTTCCTGCAGCTGTTTCAGCATCGCCGGATTACCGTGTACACCGTTCGGACTGTTCTCATGATCTTTCGTGCATACAAACCTAAGATTGCGCCATACGCCCCTCCCGCTGATTGTCCTGGAATATCCTTTCGGCACCACATGATGACATTCCAAACTGTGAGTAGTGCCGCAGAAGAAACATTCAAATCCGTGCATGTCAATCGTTTTGTTGTATGTCTCCCTTGTGATACGGCCTCTTATTGATTTCATTGGGATTCTGCGTCCTCTATACAACTCCGGCTTGCTATGCTGTTTCCGTTGCTTGACTGGCACTTTCCGTACCTGTTCTGCTTTGCTGATAGGATGAAAACCAAAACTCATAGGATCGGCTCCTTTTTGATTGGTTTGAAAAGTATCACTTGCTATCCATTAATCTCTCTAATTTCAATCGTTCCGCAATTTGATGGGTTTATAATTACCTTTTTCCCATCTTTATCTTCTCCGGTAAAAAAACCAACTGCCGGCATGTGGTTATTCCACCGTTTCATAAACCCTTCTATATCATTTTCAAATTCGTAATACATTGATGCACCGTTAAACATTACGTGAACTGAAACCATTTAAAACGCTCCTTTTTGATTGGTTTGTGGGTTCGAACTGTCCGCTATTCCGTTGCCAAAACGCGGCATTGTTCACAAACATCATAGATAACATCTTGATAATCAACCGTTGTTGTGGCTTTATCGATCATACATAAATCGCATTCTTTTTCCTTGCCCATTAAACAACCCCCTTACTTCATAATTCGTATTAAAAAGGCAAATCCTCCGAACTCATATCCACCGGCTCTCCATCCTGGAACGGATCTCCCGAATCACGCTGTTGTCCGCCGCCTTGCTTTTTCGGCTCCAGGAATTGCACACTGTCAGCGACAACCTCTGTCACGTAAACTCGTTTCCCGTCCTGCCTCTCATAGCTTCGTGTTTGGAGCTTTCCGTCCACTCCGGCAAGCGAACCCTTGCTGAGATAATTCGCCGCGTTTTCAGCAGGTTTACGCCAGACCACGCAATTTATAAAATCCGCTTCACGTTCTCCCTGTTGATTTGTAAATGTGCGATTAACTGCCAGTGTGAAGCTGGCTACAGGCACACCGTTTGGCGTGTATTTCAAGTCAACGTCTTTTGTAAGACGTCCGACTAATACCGTTCTGTTGACCATGTTTCTTCCTCCACTTCAACTTCAACCCAATCAAAATTCTTGGTGATATTTGTGTATCCAAAATCGCAGATTGCACCAGGCCCAAACTTTTCAAGTATGATTCTTTCATGTGTTTTCATACTTTCGATTTCTTTTTCTTTATCAAAAACTAGTTGTGCCTTCTGTATGTCGTCTGTTAAAAAATCAAGTTCCTCGTCGTCCGTTAGATAAAGAGTTTCATTACCGTGATGTTCTTCCGCGATCTCCGGTTTCAATCGCAATACCCATGCATCTTTAGCCAATTCAACTTCCTCCCTGCGCTTCAATTGATTTCAGAATGTCCTTCAATGCCAGGCGCGCCCCTTCGTAAGTCTGCGCTATTCCCCTCCAAGTGATATAGTCACCCTCATACTTCGCCGCTTCCGTTAGCTGTGCACCCTTTGAAATCCGGGACAGGTACTGTGCATCCGTTCCTGTCTTGCCACTGTCCCGCATCTGCTTGTACTCCTGCCCTTGTGCTATCTCTGCCATGCCTTCGTAGTATTTCTGCTTCTTTTTGTGCCATGCTGCTATGTTCCAGGCTTGCCGTTCCGCTTTGGTGTACAAGTATTGGAGTTTGCCAATTTCGTAAGGTGCCAGGTGGTCCATGCGACTGTCCAGCTTCTGGATTTCATCCAATGCCTTTTCGTGAGACCTGTGGAAGTCGTTTAACAATTTCAGATCGTTATCCAGTTTTTGTTGAGCACCCATTTCCTTTCAACTCCCTGAATCTTTTTCTAGCAGTAATCCCGACCTGCCGTTCTATGAATCTCACGGCTCCTTCATGATCAAGACCAGTAGCTTTTTGCAATTGCCCGAGCAACGATTCAAACCGATGTTCGTATTCTACTCCGCCGAACTTTCCCCATTGCCCGACTGTGATGACGATCTGATTTATAATGTGTTCATGCATAATCTCTGCTTCCTTTCATGAATTGACGCCTGCGGTAATCAGTTCCGTTCATGATTATTGGTTCTGAATTCATCATCATTCGCGAAAATATTCGATTTAAGTCTCTTGTTGACTCAAAATCAGATGACGATAAGTTGGTAGTAAAGACGCTACTTTTCCCTGCGCGTTGATCAATGACCTCGAAAATTTTCTGCATTCCCCAACCGGATATGTCACCTTCGGCTCCTATGTCATCGAATACCACTAAATCAGCATTTGTTAGAGTTTGAATGATTTGCTCTTCCCCAAATTCGCTGCTCTTGTTGTATGTACCGCGTATTTTTGTAAGCAATTTTGGAGTAGAAATAAATATGGTTGTGTATCCTTTTTTAGTTAGTTCCTTTGCGATAGATACAGACAAATGGCTTTTCCCTGTACCAAATGAACCTTGAAAGAATAGATTCCTAGGATTCTTCGGGTCAAAGGTTTCAACGTACTTCCTTGCTTTCTGATAAGCCTGTCCAAATTCACCGCGCTCAAAGTTTTCGAAAGTGGCATCCTGCAAAGATTGATTAATAAGGCTGTTTTCTTCAAAAATGAACCTTGTTCGTTCTTTTTTCGCTGCCTGTCGCTCCTGTTTCACCTTCGCAATCAGCTCGCAGTCGCAACCGATTTTTGCTATATCTGTCTGTCCTTTTAGCGGACCGATTGTTATCGTGAACTCTTTGACCCAAACCTCTTTCCTACACCCCATACAGCAATACCTTTCTAGGATTTTTTGAGGGGCGATTTTAGAACCCGTAGTCGTATTCTCCAGAACTTGCTTTATTAGATTCAAAGGACTGACCTCCCCTGCTATTTTTCAACTTCATTAGGCCCCGCCTAGCTTCTGGCTCTTTTGTATTCCGCAGAATCCCAAGTGTGTATTGCTCTTTTTTGTCATCATGGTTTTCAATGTGGTTCCATATCGCGTAATTGATTTGGTTGGCAGAGTATTTCTGTAGTTTTTCAATGAAGTTGACTAAGATGTTCGCTGAAATGGCGCATGTCTGCCTTGTAAGTCGTACACAATCAAAGTAAGAAACAAGTAACTTACGATTAACCCCAGAAGGTATAGCGTTGGTTCGCGAAGCGAAATCAACAAAGATTTCTGTATCATCGGTTGAAGTCAAATTTTTATTTTTCACTGGAGCTTCGGTGATATATTCTTTTAATGTTTTATTGATGTTATTAATGCTGTTAATAAATGCTGTTATAGTGTGGTTTTTGAGTTGGTTACCTTGTTGGTTAATGGGTTGGTTATTATCATTCTTCAAATCGTCTTCCTCCTTACTCTCGCAAGGAGTTTGAACGTCTCCTTGTTGGTTGTCTTGTTGGTTACCTTGTTGGTTTTCGAGTTGGTTAATTTTCTTGCTATAATTTTCTAGTTTTTGGAAGTCATCATAGTTTTCAATAGTGATGATTAACCCTTTGTTTTTCTTGTAAGGCTCCGATTTTATATAACCTGCATCAGTTAGTCGTTTGATGGAACCTCTTATATCCCCCCGCGTCCATCCTATTTTTTTAGATAGACTGATTGATGAAGTGATCAATTGACCTCTCTTGCAGTTTCCTTCTTTGTAATTCGCATCATCGATAAAGTGTTGGTAAAGCATCTTGTCCTTTATACTTTCAAACTGTAATCGGGGCTGGATTACAAACCCCGAAGCTTTTAACCTGTTTTCCTCCATTGCCCCGATCGCTCCTTATTTTGGAAAAATACTTATACTCTTGCAGTGCTCCAAGTAATCTATCTTTTGTTTGTGTACTGTGATTTCGTCCGTTGTAACAGGTACCATTACCTCAAAAAGTTTACTTGGAACAAGGCTTTCAAAAGGGTTTGTCATTAATGCTTTGTCAACTTGGTACGCAATTATGGACGCTTCACTTAAGCCAAAGATGTACATGTAATGAATCAGCTGGCGCTTGTAATTTAACGGGACCTTTTCTTTCAAGAACCACTCAAACGCCTTGTTCGTTGCTTTAACGTCTGACACCTTATTTCCCAAGATGTAATCCGTGTTTGCTCTGGCAATCCCTTTAACCTTCTGCGCTTCTCGAATCCCTTTAACGTTGTTTACTCGTTCATATAAGTCCAAAATGTCATGCTCCAAAATCGTCCCTACAGACATATGAATGTTTGAGAAAGAATCACTAGGTGATTCAGATAGTTTGCTAGCCCACCATTTTTTAAAGCTGGCAGATTCATAGTTCATGTAGATCATATTTGCTTCTGAACCACCTATAAATTGATTCCTATCATCAGTTGTTTTGATCATTCAATATCACTACTAACTGGCCGATTAATATTTTCTTGGCAGCATGATCATTTGACCTATAAAGCTTGTGAATCTCTTCTTTAGTCGTTTGCAAGACTGCGTAAAGCTCGTCCTTGTCTCCGATTTTTTGGAGGGCCTTTGCGAATAAATTTGTTATCTGATCGTTTAATGAGGCTGTTTCATTCTGATAAAGTTCTTTTTGGATTTCTTGATCTGTGTTAATCATTTCTTCTTCCTTGATCCAAAGGCTTAACCCTAATCCGGTGTTGATGGCTACTGCCTTCACAAATCCCCTCTGCTTGGCTTTATTAATGTCCAGTTGGTTTGGGTTGCTTACTGCATAGATCCCGTTCACAACCGGATAATCTTCCTCATATCGATTGCCATCAATATCCACCCACACACTAACAAATGGTGATTCTCCGTTTGGATTGTAAAAACAAGGGTAGTCATTCCCGTTCTTTTTCATTCCGTACTTAACACTTTCGGCGCCATGTTGATATAGCAGCTTGATGCAGTTGGCCCATTCCAGGTAATCCAATGTAAGGTCTGAATTCTTTTTAACTGGCCTTTTCGCGACTTCATTTGACAAATCAACTTGGAATAATTCATTAAACGGCTTTAATGCCAATTACATCTTCCCCTTTGTCTCTTGTGTCATATTCCAGTGCTTCGTATATTTCAACCCACTTTTCAAACTTGCGACATCCTGCTTCCATTGGGGCGAGTTCTTCCAACATTTCATAAAAGCTTCTCAGCATAGGATTTTCAGGTTCAAAAACTGGGCCGTTTGGAGTGTCGAAACTCATTTCAATCCCTCCATCTTTTGTGGTATAATGTTTGTATCAAATATTTTTCGCTAGCTTCCTTTTGCCGAAGGAAGTTTTTTTATGCGTATTTTCTCTCTGCGCCAAGTAACTCAAGGACTTTCTGTGCATCGTATGATAGTTCTTCAATGACAAATGTCTTATCGTCATATTCAAATACCTCATCCCTTGCATGTATTTCATTGCCGAGTGCATCTGTACCCGAGACTTTCACCGTATCATTCCAATGACTGTCCAGGACCATAGGGTTTTCTACTTCCTGTCTTAGGTTCATTTTCGGATCTCCTTTCGCTGATAATGAAACTGGTAATGCATAAGGCCGATAGGACGATTAACGGGATTCCCCACATGATTAAGGCTGTCCAAGTTTTGCTATCCATTGAGTAACCCCTGTATGATGACAATTCCCATTCCCTTTTCCTTGGCTTCTTGTATGATGGCCTGAACTTCGTCACGATGCGCTTTCTCCTGTTGCATCTTGTACAACTCTTTAAATGAACGTAGGGCGTTTTCTGTAGCAACAATAGCTTGCTCGTAATCTCCCTCTACCAGTTCCTGTCTCATGACATAAATGCAATCCATGATGCAGATTGTTTCCTTAAATGCCGCTGGGTAATCTTCGGCCAAAAAATTGTTTACATCCATAAAATGAACCCTCCCATCATTTGTAATACGTTTTGGATAATGCCGACACCGTCCATCCCGAACATAAAAGCAACAGCAACCTCTGGTGCGTTCGATGCTAATATCATTTGTCGGAATAAGTGTAGATCCGGCAATTTATCATCATTTTCAAACTTGCTTATGTCTGATTGGTTAACATTAAGCTCTTCTGCAAACTCCTCTTGCGTCAAACCTCTTTTCTGTCTGAGCGCTTTGAACACTCCCCCAAATTCCATTTTTCTCACCTCCCCTCAATATTCCGAATCGGAATGGTAGGTGTATGGCTTAAGCTAGTAAACTAGTATTAAGAAATACCTTTTAAATAATTGGTGTTGTAACGAACGTACTCGATGTTGTCCTTAATCCACTCAAAAACTTGGTCTCTTGGATAACGGGCTTTCGTGATTGTAGACCTTGGAAATCCTTCCATTCGAATGATGTTGTCAACAGTTGGCATCGCCACTTGAAATATCTCGGTTAGATGTGTTTTCTTAAGCGTAGGAGGATATGCATATTTGTTTCGAGCATCCTCCACCCCTTGTTCGTAGGCTTGTTGGCACATTTCTTTTATGGTTTCTGCCAAAAGATTTTGATTTAATTCATCAATAGCGCTTTGCATTAGATCACCTCCTTACGGAAACTGAATTGCCTGTTGTTTACATATTTCATCAAGTTCAATTTCTAAGCTTTTAAGCACTTCTGGAACTTCGGCAAAGGTAACGCCGTTATCTACCAGTGTTTTCAACATCTCGTTAATGACTTTTTCTTTTTGTTTGGCGTTCACTAGATCAACTCCTATATGGCTTGTTTCGTTTTGGACGAATCGTCCAGTTGTTCTTCAAAAAAAATTTCGTCTACCGTCTGATTTAAAGTGTCAGCAATTTTTTTTGCCAAAATGATTCCTGGTGTTCTTTTTCCTTGTTCAATCTTGTAGTAGTATGACGCCGATATACCAATTTTTTTGGAAAATTTTTCAACGTCTGTATAACCTTTTGCAACTCGTTGTTGTCTCAAATTACGTCTCACAATCTCACCGCCTTTTATTGGACGAATTGTCTTGTTGTTATTATCATATTGGACAATTCGTCCTATGTCAACACTTTTTTACCCTTTTTGTCCAATTTATTTTATAGATTGGACAAATAGTATAATATAGGGGGTAATGGAGGATAAAACTAATGAAATTTAACGATAGATTAAAATTTCTAAGAAAAGAAAATAAATTTAGTAGGGATGATCTAGCTAATAAATTAGGCATCTCATATTCAACTATTGCTAAATATGAATCAGGAACAAGAGAGCCAGATTTCGAAACACTAGAAAAGATATCTAACATATTCGAAGTCTCAATTGATTATTTATTAGGACAGGATACAAGTTATAGTGAATTAGAACACTACAAAAACAAGATTTCTACGGAGTTCCCAGATATAGACCTCATGTTCAAGGATATGGAATCCTTAACAGCAGAAGAAATGAAAGAAGTTTATGAGTATATAAAATTTAAGATGAGCCAGAAAAAACAGTGAGGAGAAATTCGATTGAAAAAAATAACTTTAGCATTGGCATTTTCTTTGTTGTTAATTGGTTGTGCTTCTGCTTCCGAAAGCGCGAAAACTCCTATCACTGATGCATCTTCAGAAGAAAAAAACGAAGGTATGTCGGAGGACTCTATACTACTGTACATGGAGCTAATTACAGGGAAATATTTAACAGTTGATATGTACGAAAAAGATAGCACAAGGCAGTTGGAAGTTATCACGAAAGCTCTTTTAGACGTAGATTCAGCCGTAAGTGAAATAGAAGAAGAATACCCAGATGATCAGGCCGCAAAAGAACTTTTGAAGTTAGCAGATGCCGTAGAGGTAGCTTTGAATAAACTGTTGATAGGAGAACACGCGACCAAAGGTAGTTATTCTGAAAAAACTGGTGAAATTATTGGAGATATATCGAGGACTTATCTAGATGGGGAGCTACCACCGTCGGTTAGAATTCATACAGGAGTAGAAAATGCAAACAATTAAAACATGGTGTACCAAGTACACCTTTTCTTTTAACCAAAAAACAAACATACGTTCCTTTCAAAGAGGGGGTCATATCTTGCGTTCACATCTTGAGGATTACATTTATGAGCTGTACAAATCAATCGGGGTAATGAATCCTACAGATTTAGATATAAAATTCATAGCCAGTAAACTAGGGGTAAATATTACTTATAAACAAAAGGCGTTCAGATTCGATGATGAAATTATTTTGGTGAAAGGAACCGAAAGTGAGGAATGGATGGAATTTGGACATGAAATTTGTCACTTTTTAAGACACTACGGTAACCAATTAGACATGCATCCGTTGTTTATTGATCTACAAGAATACCAGGCTAATTATTTTGCATATCATTTTTGCGTACCTACTTTTATGTTAGATAGGTTGTTTAATTACACTTTATCCGACATTATGAATCTATTTAACGTCGGGTATGAGTTTGCGAGTAAACGCTTAGATATGTATAAAAATAAAATTTATTCAAGAGTGCTATTGAATGGGCATGCCAGAATAGGAGTGATCAAGCATTGGTAAAGAAAAAAGAATCTCTGACTAACCTATTTCCAGTAACTAAGATGGTAAAAATACCCGTATATTCAACTATACGTTACGAAAACGGAAAATTGGTCGGTGATATTGAAGGATACGTTGATACACCGATTGAGTGGTTGCAGGATGATATAAAAAGGAAGGAGCATTAATGTGGCTAGTTTTCAAAGCTATAAAACAAAGAACGGCGAAAGGTATATGTTTAAAATTTATACTGGCATCGATCCAGCCACAGGCAAGAGAAAGCACACTACCAGGAGAGGATTTAAAACCATCGGAGAGGCTAGAACTGCAGCAAGGCATATGGAGAATGAAATTGAGGCAGGCAATAGTTTGAAAGATATCCACATTACCTTCAAAAGTTTTAGTGAATTGTGGATAAACATTTATCAGGAAGAAAGAGGGGTAAAACCTGGTACCATTAGAATCAGAAGGCATGAAATTAATAATTTGCTGCCATTTTTTAAAAATATTAAGATGGCCGACATTACTCAAGAGCAATATCAAACAGCTTTAAGCAAGTTGAATCGACAGTTTGCAAAGAACACATTGGCAGGCATACATAGAACTGGGAGGATGATATTCAGAAAAGCATTGGAGAAAGAGGTTATAAAGAAAGATCCGACTGAATTTGCCTATATTCCTAAAGCAGCCCAAACCATTGAGGAGTTAGATAGTTTTTATGAGTTACCGAAATATATGGAAAAAGAGGACTTGGCTTTATTTTTGAAAACAGCCAAAGAAAAAGGATTGGATCTGGATTTTGAGATATTCGTCACCCTAGCCTATACAGGGATAAGGATTGGTGAGCTTTGTCCGTTAAAGGAGACGGACTTAATAAAAAATAACGATGGAAGTTATTTGCTCTCCATCACTAAAACTTATTACAACCCAAACAATAACATAAAATCCTTTAAGCTTGTGACCCCTAAAACCATATCATCAAGAAGAATAATTGATATTGATAATCTTGTTGTGAATTGTTTACAGTCGGTTATTGAACGAAACAAAGAAATAAAACGAATTGTTGGCAAGGAATACTTGGATGAGGGGTTTATATTTGTAAACAACGGTACAAATCCCGGATACCCTATTTATGTAAAGATCATTCAGCAAAGAATGAAAAGAATACTGAAACTGGCAAATCTAAACGAGTCATTAACCCCTCACTCTCTACGGCATACACATACATCTTTATTATCTGAGGCGGGAGTTAGCCTAGAAAGGATCATGGAAAGGTTAGGTCATTCCGATGATGATATCACTAAAAAAGTTTATCTACATACAACTGAAGCTGTCAGAAAAAGAGACGCAGAAAAGTTTTCCAATCTGATGAATGGCGTATTGGATTTTGACTAA